TGTGTAACCAACGTTTGTCCAGAAAGAACTTGCAGACAAAGTTGATTTATACGACTCTGTGCTTACAAATGGATAATCTGAAAAAACGTCAGCATCCAAAGTAGTATCGCAGATAAAGAACGCTGCGGCACCTACGATGATGTTGTTAGACGTACCACGGGTATATGCTGGCATATTGTTTCACCTCTTTTTTCCTTGTTGAATAAGTGGGCGTGTTTCCTCGTTACTAAGTATAACAGTATTTTTTAGGTATAGATATTAGTATAAGACGTGCTACCTATGGTTATTGTATCGTTTGTATGGTAGTCATATTCAATTATGATCTTATTAACAAATAGGGTCTTGGCAGAGGCTAGTTCTACTACATCCCTGCTTTCGTCAGCCTGATAAACCCTAACATTGTGAAAAAATACATTGGTTGGGGCATAGGATAGTGGGTTTGACTTTAGCCAAGAATTAATGTCTTGTGCTGCAGCATCTTCACGATCTAAAGCCTCAGTTATTACTCTCATTATGTTTAGAAGAGTTTCATCTTGGGCAGTATATATAAAATATATTAACTGCTCTCTTTTGTGTCTATAAAATGGAGTAGGTCTAAATCTAGTTAAACGATCATACATTATAAGAATTGGCTTTTCAGTTCCACGGATTTGAATCTGATCATTATATAAATCTTCTATATTTGTTGGAACGCTTGCTGGAATAAATGGCGGAGGAAGCATTGTTTGACTTTCTGCAATAAGACCAAATCTTTCTAATTGTGCATTTATGTATGCATTAAGAAAAAGTGGCGGGTATCCAGTTGTTTTTACATTATCTGCCATTGTTCTATTCTACCCCAATTCTTGCATCTGCTATCCAACTAAAACCAGTACTAACGCCTTTTGATCTGCCTACTTTTGCTCCAGCACGAATATTCTTTTTAAATGCCGTTGGTTTCTTAATATAATCATAAAGACCAGAGGCACGAATAAAGGACTGTTTAAAATATCTAACCATAAATTCATCAAAAACTTTTTCATAAGACCCCTGAACTTCTTCTCCTCCAGGATTTCTTACTGTGATTGATTTTTTGGTAAATATTGTTTGCCCACCATCTTCAAAGGCAAGAACTGATCCACTTTTAGGTTTTATTACCACTGTTCTACCTTGTTCCATTATTTTTGCTTTATTAAAAAATGGCGTAGTCGCATCTGCAGACATAGATCTTGATTGTTTAAAATTTGAAAATAGAACAAGACCATTTTTGTTCACCACAAAATCTATATCAAAAAGTCTTGATGCTGGACTTCCTGTTCTATACCATTCGTATACGTGATGCATGGCTTTAGGATTTGCCCTAGCATTAAGGTCTATATATTGGCCTAGTGCTATTATAACTTCCCTGCCCAATTTTTCTAAAAACTTAGGCTTACCCTTTTCAATGCCATCAATAAATCCATACGAATAATCAACAACATTATTCATTGTTTTTTGAAACTTTTTAAAGTCAAAAGAGACTATCATTAGTCACCAACATTCTGGTTTTCTGCTCTACGCCATAACATTTTATAATATTCTACTGTATTAAAAGGACCAACATATGGCTCTACTGTAGCAATTTCAAATATTGTTGACTTACCAGCACGAACTCCTGCAGTTTCTTTATATATAACTTCATCATTAGCATGTCTAACATTTGTTATTAGAATATTTGATATAGCGTTTGTTCCTTTTTGAGAAGAAATTCTTGGATCTGCTTTTGTTCTAGCAACTAACTTATTTTCATATTGAAGGAAAACTTCTGGTTTAATATTTTCTTCACCAGCACCACCTACTGATGTTGCATTACAGGCTATTGTTCTATCAAGAACCCATTGCTTTTTTGGTTGTCCATAATCGCCTTGAGTAATTATAGGATAATAAACATCAGCCTTCATAGGATAAATAAAGTCGGTATCTTCGCAGATCACCATTATAATACTCCAGGACGAGTTACCACATTTACATATTTATCTAAAATTTTATCTACTAAAAGATTTCCAGTGCCTTCTAGCATCATAGGGTTATACTTTATACTAAACTGATCTGTTCTATAGTTATCAACATATCGTTTATAATAATCTAACTTTCCACACTTGATATCTTCAATAAGCATATTAGTTGCATCTTTAATATCGTTAGGAACTACTTTATACCCTGCCTCAATATAAAACATATAGTCTGTGCCTTCTGGAAAACTTACTCCACCTTTAAAGGTTTGAATATTTGCACTGTCTCCAGTATCATACCAGTCAAATGAATCTGATGCTGCCATGGCAGTTCTTGCTGGCTTCCGTTCATCTCTATTCCAGTTATCTATACCAGCGACTGGATCTTTAATAATTGCTGTTTTATCTTTTGTAATGCTATAGTCATATTCATCAAGGGCTGGACCATCAGCGTCATCAACATCCCAAACCTTCTCAGCATTTTCATAAACCTTAAGAACCTTATATCCACGCATCCAAATAGGCATATAATCTGTGCCTTGTCCTACTACCTGTAGCCATTCTGTTGTAAAATAAAATCCATCTGGAACATAGGCATCAATAATTTGACGAGCCAAAGCCTCATATTCTCTATATTGTGCTATTTCTGTGGCAGTGGTTGCAAGTGTATTTGGATCAACATATGGCCTTACTACCTCTAAATTATCTTCAACAACAATGTCTCCACGATTAGCACCATTTTTTTCATAAATTGTTAGGGCGTAGTGCTCATCATATTTGGCAAGAGTATCAGATAGAGTATAAGAAACCACAGAACTTGAATTTGATGTAACCGCTACATCTACCAACTCTTCATTTCTATCATTACTTTCTATAACAAGAAAATATGATGTGCTTGCTGTCGGCACCGTATACTCAATTTCGAGTGGATATGGGGGAATCCTTAAAATCTCCATTAGTCTATACCGTAGTGTCTTGCTAACTCTTGAGGGGTTGCTAGTCTAACTCCCTTGCGAGAAAGCCACCAGTCGGCTGCCTCCTTACTAACTATATTATAACCAACTTTGAGTGAGCCAATTTTTTTATCGCTATTATGCTTGTTTCGTTCTGAGTAAATAGCAACTTTTTCTGGCACCTTTTTTTTGGCTATTTGTACTACTTCTTTACCCTCTAAAATATTTAACATTTCTATTTTTGTTCTTGCATCTTGAAGATCAATATTATTTTTTTTTGCAAAAGATTTAATTTCAAACACACTTTTTGTTTTTAATTCTTCTATATTTAACATCTTATCCTCCACTGTCATTATACCAGAGATGCTAAAAGGGAGCGGGTTTTATGCCGCTCCCTTCTAATCCTGCTTATTTAATTTTAGGAATCTGCGCTGTCTGCGTCGCCATAAGCAACTGCATCCAACTCTTCCCATGCAATACCAAAACGAACGAAGACTGTATATTCTACAGTATCCTTCTTTGGCTTGTATTCACGGTTTACCGTGATATCACGCTGGAAGCCCCAGACACGGTTCTCAGGGAATGTGAGATCTACATATCCTGCTGGATAGTAAGGAACCTCAAGTACATCCACTCCGAGTACACGGGTGGTACGAGAACCACCGAATGTCTGACCTAGACCATCAAGATATGCTTGACGGTTAGCCTGTGTGCTACCTGGTGTTTGTCCAGCAATCGCTTCAGCAATAGCATCTGCGAGTGTACCGTTGTTCTTAACGATACCCTGGAATGCGTCAGTACCTGCATAGAACTTAAGATTGCTCTTAAGTGCACGATACTTACGTGGCATTGCAAGAATGATATCCTGCATTACCTGTGGAGTCCACTCGTTATCAGAAACGGTAACATCTGCTTCATGAGCAGCGTTGCCTACTGTACCACGAGTTTGCTTAATAAAGCCAGACATGATTGAGAGGAAGTTGCCTGTAGCACCATCACCGTTAATCGCTAGATCTTCAATGTCATTTGCGAATGCATTGGTCATCAAGCGAACGAGACGGTCTTCAAGAGCCGCTCCTTCAATATTGTCTTCTAGAGACTCAGTAGAAACTTCCCAGTCAAGACGAATCTTTTTGGTTGTTAGTTCTACTTTTGTAAATGTTGCGCCTGCGTTTGTGTATGCGTCATCTGCTTGTGCAGCAGCACGGATTACACGCTCACCCACGTTAACCTTTTCGATTTCCATGGTGTTTGCTCGCATTGTAACTCTACGACCATCCTTGGCGAGAACTGTTGCATCCCACACGTAGTCGATAAAGCGGCGAGCCTGCTCAGGGTTTAGAATACCACTGTTACTTCCTGTTGGGTTTACTGCGTTTGCTCCAGTTGTTACACCGAAGGTTCCGCCAGTAACGTTACCAAGAGAAGTAGCAGGAGATACGTTGCCATCAGCATCGGTTGCTGTTGCAGATCCGATACCGCCAGAAACGAAAGCACCCGCTTCAGCAGCCTTAATTAGTTTTTCTTGTTCCGACATATTGTTCACCTCCATTTGGTTTATGTTCACTTAAATAGGTCGGCATTTGTGAGGAAACGTCCGCCCCATAGGGATTTTTGAGTCTTCATTTCTGAAAACTCCTGCACGATCTCGCCTAGATCGCCAGACTTGCGGAAAGCGGTATCTGCTTCTACTGCATCTACTCGCTTGCCAAACTCATCGAAAGAACCCTTTACTTCTTTGACCTCACTTGCTACAGACTTAACTTCACCTGTAACGTTTTCAAGGGACTTTGTAATTGCATCAACGTTAGCCTGAAGTGACTTAACGGTGTCTGCTAGACTGCTCAAGGCATTAGTTAGAGAATCTTTAATGTCTGTTACATCTTTGGCGATATCTGTAACAACATCTTCTTTCTTCTCTACAACTTCTTCTGTTGAAGGAGCAACTTCATCAGCCTTAGCAATTTCAGTATCAACAGGTGCTTCTTCAGCAACTGCTGGTGCCTCTTCTGCTACGACTTCTGCTGTAGCCTCTGGAGCAACCTCAACATTTTCAACAACTGGTGCTGCATCGGCTGGTGCCTCTGCTACAACTTCTGTTTCTTCTGTCATAGGATTATCCTCCTTAGTCATCTTAATTGTCCTAATGCCTTTTGCACTATCAACTAAGAACTTTAATGTTTCAATATTGTCATCGCCCGACTCAACAAAACCAATGTTTGACATTGAAGTATCGCAAGTAGGACATGCTTCCTTATCTTCAGGAGATAGACGAACAATATCGTCTTGTTTGCACCAATACACTGTATCAACTACTGCTTTTGCCAAATACCCGCCGAGTTGTCCTTTTTCAATAGAGATAACATTAGCGAATTGGTTAGCAGGATTATCTACGAGTGATAATTCATGCAATTCATACTCTTTAATTATACGCACTGATTTATCCATATCTGCATTAAACTCATCATCAAACTTTTTGATGTTTCCACCGATTGAAAAACCAGTCAAAGTTCCATCAAGAACTTTTTCCCATGTATCTTGTGCACCTTTAGAAACATATGCAGAAACATAAACTCCACTATAAAACTTCTTTGTTTCTGGATCAAAGTAACGATCCTCTTTAAAAGAAACAACCTTACCGACAGCACTGGGTTGATGCATTTCACGAAGGTTGCCACGGAACTTTTTAAAAGCAGTCATGCTTGCTTCCGTAGTTACAATGTCATTTTGTTTATCAATGTTATCTAGTGTTGCAAAACCTGATACAATACGACGTTCCTGATCAATCTTGCCAATGGGCATAGAAAAGCGAACGCTGTCGCCTTCTGTAACCC